GGTTAATGACCTGGTTTTGATCGGATAGACGATATTCTACCCCGCCTGCTCCGAGGTTTAGACGCACTCGGAACTTAGCTTGTCTAAGGGACGCGTTTCTACCTGTCCCCATTCTGCGCTTGCGCGTAATTCTTTTCTTCTTAATGTATCTCTTAAAAGACCGCTTTTTCACGAATTTGGTTTTTCGCGTGTAACGTCTTTTACGCTTGATGAACTTTCGCTTTCGGAACGCCATCGTAAGGAGGAATCACGCAACTTAGGCAGCGAGACCTTATATACTCCTTCCTCCTACCTGTTAATTTAGCGCGCGAACGCTCGCTGTGAGAGGCTATGGTTAACAGTATTACCATAGCCTCTCACCCCCTCTAAGCGTGCGAGCGAAGCGCTGCACGCCAAGCACCGACATCAGCTCTCACTCTCTTTTTGCGGACTTGGTATTTCAACGCCTGACTTCCCAATAAGTTTAAAAAAGCACCTCGCTGTGGGGGCCCCCGCGGCAGCGGGGAACTGCGAGGATAGCCCGCCGCTAGGCGTAGGGGGTTCGGGGGACGAAGTCCCCCTTTATAGTTAAGCGTCCGCGTTTTTACCTGCTGGTGCGCTTCGAGTATTGCGATGCGCTTCCCTTTCCGGAAACCAGGTATAAAACGCAGCGTATTTTTCGTTTTGGTTATCAGTTTTCATTATGCCTCCAAAACGTCAACAAGTCCGCTCTAATAGAATTTGCTTTACTCTGAACAATTGGACAGAAGAAGAATGGAACCAACTATCTCAGACCTTGAACAATTACTCGAAGAACATCGAATACTGTATCATCGGAAAAGAGACTGGTGCAAACGGTACTCCTCACTTGCAAGGCTTCATCCACTTCCACCCATCTTTTTTGAAGGCAAGAGATGGGACACTTACGAAGTGGAGGTCTCTGATCCCTGCACTGGCCAGAGCTCATATGGAGTCTGCATTTGGTACGGACGAACAATCCCGAACATATTGTGCCAAGGAGAATGTCTGTTTAGAAATTGGAGCTCCAGGGAGCAACGTGAATATGTACCAACGCCTCTTGGAATGCGACAATATGGAGGAGTGTGCGAAGATCTGCCCCGAGACAACTCTTCGCTGCTACAACCAGTTGAAACAAGTTACCCAACAAAACCACCGTGCTTCGCGAAACCCTCCGCCCGTTACTTCACTTCGCCCTTGGCAGAAAGAAGTTTACGAGAAGTTGATGAAACAGACGGACCGTCGAATCCTCTTCGTTCAGGACAAAAAGGGAAACGCGGGCAAGTCTAGGCTCGCCCAATATATTCGAAATATTCATCAGTCAGATGTTTTCTATTGTCGCGGAGGGAAAGGGCACGATATCATCCACGCTTTTTCGAAAGGAGACTACAAAATCGCAATTTTCGATTATGCACGGAACAAGCTACCTCAGTATTTTGCTTGGGATATCTTTGAGGAACTTAAAGATGGTTGTGTCTCAAGCGGCAAATACGATTCAGACATGTTTTGGTTGGGATACTCTGTTAAGATACTTGTTCTCACCAATCACAGTGTTTTTGATCATCATCATTTGCTCACTTATGATCGTTGGCAAATTGTTGATCTCGATGACTACCGCACCGTGGCGGGAGAACACTTTACTGATCTCATACCAGTCGAAAACGAACCAGAAGAGAGTGAGCCTGAGCTACAAGTCGAAGAAGCTGAAATAGAACCACCCCTGGATGATGCTGATTATAATGAATTAATGCAATTGTTAACTAATAATGATTTTATTACGCAATAAAGTTACATTTTAAATTCATCATGTCTAATTCTTTTACGGGCTCCGAGACCGAGAACTGCAGCAGCAGCTCCGATCAGGGGATGGGAATTTGTAATTTCATTGGTGACTTGATCCTTAAGTTCTTGTTTAACTCGGGTAATTTCATTGTTGAGTTCGCGCTCATTGTAATCCTCAGGGTTAACATCAGTAGATGGTTGACGGAAAAGACGGGCTGGGTCTGCAGTGGACAGATCTTTGTATTGTCTACAAGTAACATAAACTTCAGACCAGACTTCAATTTGGGGATACTCTGTAGCATTGGACTTTAGGTCGATAGGTAGGTTATTGTAAGCACCCGCATAAGTGACATCAGTGAAAGAAAGGGCAGGTAGGACCATGAATACTGGGGCTTGATAACGCATAGCAGTAGATGCATAGCGGAAAGTTTTTTTGTAGTTTCTCCTAATATCAGTAATTTGAGTAGGAGCAGCAGTAGAGAACTTGTTTAGGGTTGTAATAGCCTCGTCCACGTGTGGTCGAACCCAGTAGGATCCATAACGGTAAGATACTTTTTTGTAACGAACACCGACAAGTTGAGTATAATTCTTAAGAATATTAAGAAGTTGGGTTTGGTTGGTGTTGTACATCAGGTTTTCAAGTGTGCCATCGGCACCTGTAGAGTCATTGGGTACTTCATACACAATAGCATGATTAACTTCAGCTCCTTTGAATTGGAATGCATTTTTATTAAGCATTCTCCAACAAACTTTGATACCATCGATTCTCCATTGATTGTATTCGTTGATAATTTTTAGGTTCGAAGCAAGTTTCGCATAGGTAAGGTCTTCCATGTTAACAAGGTTAATGACCTGGTTTTGATCGGATAGACGATATTCTACCCCGCCTGCTCCGAGGTTTAGACGCACTCGGAACTTAGCTTGTCTAAGGGACGCGTTTCTACCTGTCCCCATTCTGCGCTT